TAAAGATACTATTAAAATTAATGGTGTTGATGTTGAAATAAAACTTAAGTCAAAAGATAAAATACAAGATGATTAATAAAGAAAATTAAGGAGAAATTGAAATGCCTAATATTTCTATTTTAGAGCAAGACTTAACAATGGATAAAGATTCAAGTACTACTGCAAATGTAGTATATGTTCCAGGTTATTCAATTATGGGTCCTGCAAACGAACCAGTATTATGTTCATCATTAGCTGAATTTAAGAAAATATTTGGTCCAGTTCCATATACTTTCAAAAAACCTCAAAGTGTAGCAGGTAGAAAATTTACAACTGCTGGAGATTATGAAAAATCATATATTTATGCTGCTGAGTTAGTAAACTCAGGGCTACCAATTTTATTTGAAAGAATTACAACTAACGATCGAAAAGCTTCATATACATTTAATGTTATGATTAAAGGATTAGTAGCTAGTACTTATTCAACATCCGTAGAAACTAGTCCTGAATCACATGTGTCTGTTGAATATACTTTAGGTGAAATTACAAAAGAATCAGAAAGTGAATTTAACAGTTATTTATGTGAAATTACTTATGAGGCACCTGCTAATATTACTATCAGCTTAGCTGAAGGTGTAAATGAAGAAGATGTGTATGATATTTCATTTAATGAAGGAGTTATTAGTTTTAAATCACAATCTAATATTAATATTACTTCAGAAAATATTTCACAATATTTAATTATTAGTGCTATAAGGAATATTCCAGCAACTTATGCAACTGTTACTTATGGTGCTACTATAAATTTTGAAAATAATGATTTTGTAGCTCATGCAACTGTTGATGGTGTACAAAATAATAATCTTGAAGCTAGAATTGATTTTGATACAAATAAAGTATCTATCTATTCAAGTCATAATGAAGATGCTACATTAATTACTAAATTAAATTTATTAGTTAATGATAGTAATGCTCAATTTAATTCAAATTTAATTGTTAAAGCTAAATATTCTGGTGCATATGGTAAAAATATTACAGTTAGATTTATGCCAAACATTGTAGATGGAAAAACATATTATGATTTATATGTTCATCAACTTATTGGTTCAGTTGAACAATCAGAAATTAAAACTATTTCATTTGATGAAACTGATGAAAAATATTACTTTGAAAATATTGAATTTGATTTAATTGATTTAGAAATGCCTGAGTTTAATTATTCATTTGAAATGGCTAAAAGAGATTTATTAACTGTTGCTAATAGTGAATCAGATGTATCATTAATTATGAATGATGATGGATCTGAAGATGAATTCAATGTTAATACTTTCTATGATAGATTAAATAATAGTGATTCAGTGTTTGATAAATTAACTGATAGAGATCTATATCAAATTAAGTTTATTACAAGTGGTGGTTATCCAGTATATAATGTTGGTTATGAAAACATTATGACTAAGATGTTACAAACTGCCGCAAATAGAGGTGATTGTTTAGCGTTAATTGATCATAATGATTTAATTAATGTTACACCAGAAAATATGTTTAACAACTTAAAACAAGAATTAGCTGTTAAAATTATTGCTAATAATGGTGAAGATGCTAAGAAATATGGTGCAATGTTCACTCCATGGGGAAAATATAAATTAAATGTTATTAATGGAGTATCAGCATTCCCTGGTTCATATGCTTACTTAAGATGCTTATCAGCTTCAGCTAAAACTAATGCAAATTGGTTAGCTATTGCTGGTGCAACACGTGGTCAAGTTCCAGATTTATTAGGACTTAATAATCAAATTACTGGAGCACTTGCAGAAGATTTCCAAGTAAGAAAAGGTATTTCAATTAACCCAATAATTAAAATTAATCCTTATGGTTATTGTATTTGGGGAAATAGAACCTTATTCAATAACATTAATGATTTAACTGCAAGTTCATCTATTAATATTAGAATGTTATCTAATGATGTTAAGAAAGTTGTTTATGCTGCAGCTAAAAAATTAACATTTGAATTAAGTAGTGACATCTTATGGTTAAACTTTAAATCAGCTATTGAACCAACTCTTGATCAAATGGTTAGTGGAAGTGGTTTAACTAATTATAAAGTTATTAAAGTTCCAACTGATAAGAAAGCAACAATCGCTTGCAAAATTAAATTATTTGCAGTTGATGTAGTTGAAGATTGGGATGTTACTGTTGAATTATCTGATGGAAATACATCAGTTAACTAATTAAAGAGGAGATAAAACTAATATGGAAAATAATGAATTAGGTGCATATCATTTAGCTGATAATCCAGAATTATATGATGTACAAAGAACTAATGTATTCCAATTTGTTGTAACTGGTCTTGAAGATTTAGTAAATGTTTCAAGTGGAGAAAAAATTGGTAATGCTCAAAAGTCTTTACAAATTGCTGTTGAATCAGCTACAGTTCCAACTTTTTCACAAGATCCTATTGTTATTAAAAGAGGAAATTCAGCTATCAAATATGCAGGAACTCCAACTTGGAATGATATAAAAATAACTTTAAGAGATTTTATTGGTGCTGAAACTAAAGCAGCATTAATGTCTTGGCAAAATCTTTCTTATTCTGTAAATTCAGATAAAGTTCTTAGTAGTAAGAATTATAAGAAAACTTGTTATTTAATTGAGTATACATCCGATTATAAAAAAGTTAGAACTTGGAAAATATTTGGAGCATGGATTAAATCATGGAATCCAAGTGAATTTAACCAAGAAAGTGATGACTACGTAAAAATTGATGTTGAACTTAGTTATGATAGAGCGGTAATGGAATTACCAGAAGAAGCGTAAACGATAAAATATTAAAATATCAGAGGTTATCAGTTAAGCTCTGAGACATAAAAATACTATTGCATAATTAAATACGTAATGATAAAATGTCTTAGATGACATCTGGTGACCTCTATATATAAATTAAAAGATAAATATAGAGGAGAATAAAAATGGCAGAAGAATATACAATAGCCGAATCATATACCCTTCCTAGTAAAGGAAAAGTGTATGAAAAACCAGTCAATCCAAAAGTTACATTAAGAAGTATGACTGTTGAAGAAGAAATGAAAAGGTTAGCTCCTTCGGAACTACCTTATAAGGTGCTTGCAGAGATAATTGATGATTGTTTAATTAAAGAAAAGCCTGGCATATCAGTTTATGATATGTACATTGGCGATTATGAATTTTTATTACATAAGTTAAGAGAAGTTACTTATGGAAGTGATTACAAAGTAAGTAGTGTCTGTCCTTATTGTAATAAAGCAAACAAATCAACTATCGATCTAAGCAAGATTCGTACTATTGAATATTCTGGAGACATTGAAAAAGATTTAAATATAGTTTTACCATCATCTGGTAAACACATAAAATTAAAATTGCAGACTCCAAGAATGTTAGACGATATTAAGGTCAAATCCGATGACCAAAAGAGAAGAATGCCTAACTTGAAAAGTGAGCCTGCAATTTTGTTTTCTTTAATGTCAATGATTGAAAAAGTTGATAATCAAGATATGAATGATGTTGAACTTGAAGATATGATTAGAAAACTACCTTTAAAAGATATTAATTATTTATATCAAAAAGCAAATAAAGTTGATTTTGGTGTTGAGAAAGACGTTGAATGTAAATGCCAACACTGCGGAGAGAATTATACATTTTCCTTTCCCTTTACAAGCGAGTTTTTTTGACCCGAAATTGATGAATAACGGAAAACCTTATGCTCCTTATAGATTTAAAGAAATTGTTAAAGAAAGATGATATATTTCTAAATCTATAAATACTTCATATAATGATCTAGGAAAAATAACTCCAAGAGAAAAAGACTATATTTTAGAATTTATTATTGAAGAAAATAAGCGTACCGAAGATTATATAAAGAAACAGAAAGAAGCTGCTGCAAATAGAAAATAAAAGGGTTTATAACTAATGGCACATGGTTCAATAAATGATGATGTAGATTCAGTAATAAATAAAACTGGAGATCTTAAAACAGCTCTAGAAAATAATAGAAC